CCAATGTCGCTTAATCTATCATAAGCAGCACCTGTAAGAAGTCCTCCCCCAATGGCAGTACCTGTTCCTAGTATTTTTTCTATCAAAGTGCTCATATCGTTTTACCTAATAGTGCTAATACGTTCATTTCCTGTATAGACAAAGCGTAGCCGTTAATGTCTGTTTCAAGTCCTACGCTAACTACAGAGCCATATCCTGTTGTGTTTAGTGAATTCCTACTTAGGGTTTCTCCTTCTGCGGAAAAGTCAGAGTCAGTGTACTCAGACTGTCCATAGAAAGCAGGGCTATCACTACTAGTCCTAAACGTACTAGAACTAGGGTTAGTTGAAAAGTCATAAGACCACTTGAGGAAAATGTCTGAGTTGTTTCCTCCAATCAAAGTAGGTCTAATCTTTTTTAACATTTTAATTTTTGCTGGATCACCAAACGTAAGCCCCGGACTAAAATACCTAAAGCGGTAAGACTCTCCGTTGTCTCTATAGTTGTCATACTTACCTATGCCGTCTTCACATCCTATGTATATGTCTCCGTTTCTGTCTCTGTGAAACGACTTAAAGTCAACACTAGGCCAACGAGTAACCCTGTAAGAACCGTTTTCTAAGGTTGCTCTTATGTCAAAACAATACACTAAGTTAAGATCAGCAAAACACAAAAGATAAAAATAATTCTCAGGGCTATATACAGTACTAACAGGCTTAGTAGTAGCCAGTGTATTAGCAATTAACTCTTGTTTTATATTTCTACTCAAGTCAGTAATAGGTAGTGACTTTTCTTGTATTGTTCTACCTAATCCCCTTAGACCTGTCTGAGTCAAAAACAAAAGGTCTGTTCCTATACTCTGCACACTTTTTCTATCTACACAACCTACACCGGGAATTGTGTCAACAAGAGACATAGATGCAGGAGTTTCAGCATTTTGATAAACAAGCGTGTTGTTTTCTCCAAAGACAATTAAGTAGCCGTTATAACCTGCTAAAGCAACTACTGTGTCAAACCCGTTAGGCCATGCTTTAGACACATTAATAGAACCACTAGTTCCACCAGCAAAGTCGTGACCAATTAACAGATCAGACCAGTAAATAATATTGTCATTTGTAGCGTTGCCTACACACCACACACGACCATAAGCACCAATAGCTTCGTTGCAGTACTGAGTAGCTGCTACAGACGCACCAGAAACATCAGACATTTTAGTTACTGCACCTAGCGTATTACTATATACTAATGGCTCGTAACCACGTTGAAAGAAATAAACGTAATCATTAAAATTAAATATCTTCCAATCGTTATCCGATATTGTGTACGACCCCGGAGAAGCATCCACCAGAGTAGTAGTACCTGTAAGAATCTTATTGTTACCAGTACTAAAGATTACTTCGTTACCGGCACTGTCATAAAACTCATGTATGTTATGAAGGTAGTCTGTACTTAGTACCGTTTTGTCTGTGGTGAGAACAGAATTACCTTTTCGTGACGCAAGGCGACCCCGCCTGTCAATGATAGCGTTATCCGCAACCTCAGCAAAAGCAGTGTCCTGCGCTATAGGAGAATCTTCAGTATTGATCCCCATAAAAGCAGGAGCAACTAAGTTAATACTCTGTAGTGGCTGGGCCATGCTTACTCCTACGGTGTGTACCAGATGGTTTCGTCAGGGTGCTTTTGTGCATCCATAGCGATTGCATCTGATAGATATTTGTCAGCTATAGCAAAGTACTCAGGGGTTGATGTACCGCCTGTCTCGCCACGTTCACGAGCTAACAAAGCCACTGCCATGTGAATAACAGGCTGACTAGGAATAGCAAGAGTGTCTGCATCAACAGACAAAGGAACATTCCTAATTACCATTTTAGTTTTAATAGAGTAAACACCATCAGGTTTAGGATATACATCAATCTGTGAATCACCATTAGCATCTACACTGTTGTAAGTGTAAAAAGCAGGGGCACCAGATGCAGGAGTTCCTATCAAATACTTGTCATCAATCCAAGACTGAGGACGATACTCCATGATTATATTAGATGTATCGTTAACCATAGTCAGTACTTTACCGTAGTCCTGTGAACCTGTAAGAGAATACGTGTAGTCATCTGCCGCAGTAGTAACAGTAACAGTAGTCCTAAGCTGTGACCAATCCCAAGTATTTTCTATTAGTGTTTTAGAATCGTTAATATAGTCACCAACCATAGTGCTATACGTGTTAGAGTAGACAGTAGTTACTTGATCTTCTCGTAAACGCCTAAGCACATTGTTTACTAAATTTAAATATGTCATACTAAATCCTTAAACAGACCAGCCCTTATTTGCTTAACATAATCTATTTGATTTGATGAACCAATAGGAGCAAGTTGTGGGCTAGAAAAACTTAGTCTTTGTATTGGAGCAGGATTAAAAGTACCACCTGAACTTGGGCCTACAACATTTGGTGGCGGTGGAGATGTTGATTCTGGTTGTGGTATTAACATAGAAAGCGCACTTGCTAAACCAGCAGCAGTTAATGCACCTGCATTATTATTATTACTATTAGTATTGGTATTAGTGGTAGTAGCAGTAGTTGATGGTGTAGTAGTAGTAGTAGTTGATGGTGTAGTAGTAGTAGTTGATGGTGTAGTAGTAGTAGTTGGTGTAGTGCTTTGAGAAGCAGCATACGCTATGCCTTCTGGAGAATTTGCTATACCATCAGCTATTTCTTCTAGTGACATGCCAGAATTAGCCCAGTTCTGCAAAAAATTCTCTGCTCCAGAGCGACCTAAAAGCTCGTTATACAGTGCATTAACATCAGCAACAGAAACTTGACTTAAGTTATTTGAAGAGCTTTCAAGGTTAGGAAAACTAGTTTGTGATGTATACGTTGCTGTATCTTGGGCATTAGGAAAAGCATTTAAAAGAGTCTGTACATTCTCAAGGTCTGAACTGTCGTTATAGAAATTAGCAACTTCTTGACCACTTCCAAACATACTACCACCCAGAGAACTATTAAGCCATGTACTATATTCAGTACCAGATGTGTAACTTGCCATTGGCCCTGTGTAAGTGTTACCGTAACCGGGATAGTACGTATACTCATCTGGATGCGTTTCTGGACTAGTACTTGCTATATAAGCATCAGCCGCTAACGCCTGTTGACTAGGGACGTATGCAGGATCTCTATTGTCATATGCCATTATATATATTTCCCAAATAAACTATTAGACTGACGCTTTATTAAACCTTCTAAGAAATCTGTAGCGTTGCCTTGTTGTATTGCTACAGGGGTAACTGATTCAAAACCTAATCCTTGTACTTCAAACGGATTGTAAGAAGCTCCTCTAGCAGCCTGTACAGTAGCTCCACCGCTACCATCACCATTCCCATCGCCACTACCATCACCACTACCATCACCACTACCCTGCCCAGTTCCTGTACCAGTACCTACTGCAATACAAGCACCTGTGCTATCTGTTACACCCAATTCACCATTAGCAGCAATACAAATATTACCAGCAACATTTTCTCCGGGGGTAGTACCTGTCTCTGTACCGGTTCCTGTACCGGTTCCTGTACCAGTGCCTGTACCGGTTCCTGTACCAGTGCCTGTACCAGTGCCTGTACCGGTTCCTGTACCAGTGCCTGTACCAGTGCCTGTACCGGTTCCTGTACCAGTGCCTGTACCGGTTCCTGTACCGGTTCCTGTACCGGTTCCTGTACCGGTTCCTGTACCAGTGCCTGTACCAGTGCCTGTACCAGTGCCTGTACCGGTTCCTGTACCGGTTCCTGTACCGGTTCCTGTGCCAGTATTGTTGGGATTGTAAATAGAACCGAGAACCCCGTAAAAATCCCCAAAGGTTGTACCAGTTGAAGTACCTTGGTCAACGACAGGCTCAGACTCGAAATCTGTATCTTGTGTATAGGTTCCATCATCAAAGCCGCCGTTTGCGTCAATAACATCCCAATCTTCTTGAGATTTTGAATCACCTTCTGACCCCGGCCCTATAATAATTTCGCCAGAAAAAACAATAGTTGGCTCTCCCATTTCATTAGAAATGCTACCAACTTGTCTCCACACACCATCTTTGTAAATCCAATCTCCAATCTTAACACCTGTATTGCCTGCTTCAGTGCCTGTACCACTACCTGATTCAGCGCCTGTGCCCTCACCATTACCAGTGCCAGTACCATTACCAGCGCCTGTAGTATCAGTCTCACTAGCAGCAGCACTAGCGCCACCATCAGTGTCTGTAGGATCAGGCTCAACTACACCGGGCAAGTTAATAATAGGATTACCTATCTCATCAGTACCACCGTGTCCTTGCCACACTATTTCTACATTGCCACCAGACTCTACATTTTTATAGTTGTCAGGATTTAAAATTTCACCAACTACTGCATCAATAGCATCTTGTCCTGCTGAAGTTACTTCACCACTTCCCGGCATAGCTAAGTTAAAGGCTGTTGATAAGTCTACTTCACCATCTTTAGCAATTTGCACTGCACCATTAATTAAAGAATTAGCTGCTGTGTTTGAAATACCAAGAGCTGTACTAAGAGTAGGAGCTAACAAACTAGCTACACCCGCTGTCATAGCACTAGCTGCTAAGTTCATAATAAACCCACCAGCATCAAACGAGTCATCTACCTTAACTGTCTTGGTAAAACTAGAACCATTCCATTGAAACACATCGCCATCGTTGTTCTGGAAGCTTGTGTTGATACCATACTGTTCTGGGGATAGGGTTTCGTTTGATCCCTGTGCAACTAAGTCTGAAGAATCTTTAACAAAAGAAAACCAAGTATCGTAATCTAAATTAGGATTAGCTTCTTTAAAGTAACCCATACCTTGTTCAGCATCCCAATAATTTTTAATATCTTCTTCTGTTCTCCAAGCTCCTTGTTGTTGTACAGAGCCATCATTATTTAAAGTAAAGTAACTGTCTGCTACCTCGCCTAACTCAAGAGGCTGTACAAAGTAATACACTGGTGTGTCAAAGTCTGGGTCTATCTTCCAACCACTAGGAGTATAATAAGCATTACTTAAATACGTATTACCATCCTCTCCTTGAACTACAGGGCTAGGTTCGTTTGCTGTTATAGCACTTAGGTCAATACCGTTTACATTACCAAGATTAAAAGACCCTAAATTTAAATCAGGATCCATCTCTAAACCAGAAGCGTATAAATCTACAGCCATTATTTTTTACCCTTTAACGCAAGCAACTTGTCAGCGCCACGTATACCAAAGGAAGCAGATACTGCCATGAATAACAAATACTGATACCAATCAGGAAGCCTGTTAAGCTCCTCAAAGGCAAGACCAATGCGGTCTAGTATTTCTACATCATTCATTCCAATACCCCATACAACGGCAACTACAGGCGCTGAGAGCAACAACGTAAACCACTCGTCCTTCCATGAGGTAGCACTGGCAGTTGCCATGAGTTGTTCCCAAGACGCTGTGTTCTGGATAACTTCCATCTTTGCTTTGTGTATTGCTGACTTTTCTTCAGACCTGTTCTTTAGAACCTGACCTAGCAAAGTAGCAATAGGTGATATGAGTGCTTGCCACATAGACTACCTCATCATATAAACAGCAAGAGAT